AATCTTTACGTATAGCCAAAAACTTACATCTTTCAATACTGCCATGTTTAAATTTCCTCTATGCTATTAAGTTAGTTAAGCTATTAATGCGTTCTGCTATTAATTACTTTGGGCTTTTTGGCTTACCGTAGGAAGCATCGTGATTGTGTAGCTTACGAATGCGAGCGTACAATTCTGCGAATACCTTACGATCAGCATTTGTCATATCCTTCAAGTTCTCTGAACAATCTGGGATACGAACCTCTTTCTTGCCGCTCGGTGTTTTGACAGCAATTGGAGTGGTTTGACGCGGGGTTAGGAGTGAATCCATAGCCGCTGTTAACCAACCAGAAACGTCTTTAGGTTTGGACTTGCTGTGTTCAACGCTGCCAAGACCTTTAACGTCATTCGGATGATTCTTTCATGCTTTGCTCGGCGCTTAGCTTTGTTGCTTGCTGCCTTGCTAGGGTAGGATGCGTAGTAGTTCTTCTGAGAAACACCATTTACGTCCTGCTTTGATTTAGCCATTATTAACTTTCTCCCTTGTTTGTTTAACTCGTTTAATCTGTGTCTTCTCTCTAACTGAAACGCTATAGTAGCCTAGGTGCCACTTGAAGTCAACACCTATTTTCATTTTATCAATGAGTTTCTGACCAGTTGGTTCCTATGTCGTAATCCGCTGCCAGTGGAACCCTAAAATTGTAATACTCTCCAGCCTCTGCCATTGTTTCTGCAAAAGTCTGACCAACTTCTGACCAGCCTCTAACAAACTTACCGTCACGCTGATGGACGTTGCTAAGAATCTTACCTTCTATCTCAAAGGCCTTAGCTTCGTCTTCTGTGTCAAACGAGTAGATATCTACAAGCTCCTTAGAGACCTGCCACTGACATTCGTCGTGATAGTGCATCATCTGTGTCGCTTTGATCACAGCGTCTCTAAAGGGGTTGCTGTAGAGCCCACGCTCTTTTAACTTACGCATATAGATAACCATCTGACGCTTCATAACGATAGCTCCAGTGCTCTGGAACAGAACGTTAAGCAATGAATGCTCTGATCGAGTCATAAGTTTACGTCCGTCGATGCCTAGAATAAAGACAGAGCGACCTTTAGATTTCCAATACGCTGCTACCCTTTCCTTAAGAATCTTAAGAGGTAGTGAAGCTTCCCAGAATGCCTCGAAGATAGCCTCTGCTTCTGCTTGAGATATGCCAAGCATCTTAGCAATCTTTTTAACCTGAGCTCCGTAAGTCGTAGCATACTTAACAGCTTTGCTTGTATCTCTCGGAACACCCATCTTGGTAGCGTTAACAGTGTGCAAGTCGTTAGGCTTCTCGGCAGTCAAAGCGGCAGCATACTCTATGCCACCTTCAAACTGATATGTGAAGTGGCCTTCTACACGCGCCTCAAGTCCTGCAGCATCCGAACCAATCTGGTACGCACCTTCTGTTACACCAAACAGGCCTCGCATATACTCACCATAGATACTAGAAGCCCTCGGTACGTTTGCTACGCCCTTGTGCGTGTATCTGAACGTGTTAGTGCCTAGTGTATCTGCTGGTGTACCTATACGACCATCCACTTGAATCCTAGGATCGTTGAGCCAACCAGTACCTTTAGGTGACTGTATTGAGTTACGGCGATGCCTGTAAGTCAACCACAACACTAGGTTACCTACCCAATCAAACTTCTCACCCAGAGCTACAAGATCAGGACATATCTCCTTCTCTGTGCCAATAGTTAAAGAAGGTGTTGACAAAACACGCAGGGGTTTCTTCCTATCATGCATCATCATCTTTTTCTTTAACTGCTCTGGCCGAACTTTTAGGTGAGTCAAACGAAAGCTTGTATACTCACTGTTCATAGTCTTGTCGAGGTAACGCTCGACTGCTTGAACGTACTTCTCGTCTGTTAGCTTTTGCTTCTTAGTGTTAACTGTTAAGTCTTTCTCTTTCCACTCGGTAGGTTCCCAGCCTTGCTTGACAAGGTACTGTTTAATAGCATCCTGATCTGCAAGGTAGGTTGGCTCCTGAGATTTAATAGGCTCCTGAGCCATTGGAAGAGTCCATGATTTACCTTCGTATGTAGCAACAAAGTCGCCATAGTCGTCTCGGTTAAGCTTAATCATGTGCTTCTCGATAAAGTTTACCATGTGTGCCGACAGGTTACCATCTTTTTTAATCTGAATCTTAGGAGGCATGTAAGTCTTTGCTGTAGTCTTAGTCATTTCCTTTGGTGGTAGTTGTGGTTCTATCTCGGCTTCGATTAAGCCCATCTTAGAATCCAAATCCACTATACATGACTCTGCAAGTTCTTTGTCAAACCTAAATCCGTAATGACTCTGCACTGTGATGTAGTGTCTACAGACTTGCTCTAGCTCAAAAGCAGGAGCCCAATTCCAGTTACGCCATTCGTTGATCATTAGGTGATCATAAACCTTGTGGTTTAGTTGAACATCCTGACCACAATACTTGAGCATTTCTGGCGAATACTCTGACCAATCTGTTTGCTTACCAAATCATCCTTGTAAAAAGATAAGCGATTACCCCAAGCTTCTAGTCCATGACCACCGAGCCTGTCAGGATTTAACAGCTTACTAAGAACAAGTGTGTCACAAATCTCAATCGGCTGACCATCTAATGTGAATGGGTCTACGTCAAACTTAATGCCGAAGAAGAGCTCCATAACCATCAAGTCATAGTCAATGATGTTGTGACCAATTATCTTAGTAAACCTTTTTACAAGAGCTGGAAAGTCCCATAAGTTGCTTGGGTTAAAGTTATATACCATACCGTTAATATCTTTAACGACAATACAATGAACACGAAACGTTGGCTTTAACTTGAAAGGATACAGTTTATAGTTAATTGCTTCGTGTGTCAATAGGCCTGTTGCTTCTATGTCTAATACTACTTCCATACTAACTCCAAGTTATTCAAGGGGTGTTCGGAGAATTTACCCTGACTATGTTCTAGTAAGGTGCTTTATTATCATCTGCATTTTCTTGTGTGTAGGCACCTAAGCTGCCAAAGTCTTCTTCGTCTGAGCTGTAGTCACCTGATTCTGGGTCAACACCAACAGATAGTCTAGCAGTTTGTTGGTCATAATACCAGAAGCCTGCTGGGCCTGTGTTACCTGTACGCCTTGCCTTACTAACAACAACCTTTGTGGTATTTCTCACACGAGGGTCTGGGTGTTCTTTGTCTCGCATAAGCAATATGTTAATCATACCAACCTGAAAGATAGAGCCGGAGCCTTTTATATCTTCCTCATGAATCTCTGCACCACGCGAGTTAGCTTGAGAACCTGAGCCACTTTTACGGACGTGAGCAACGTTGATGTGAATTATTTGTTCTGCTTTGTAAAGCGCAGCAACCACGACATAAAATTCATCCATACCTTCGTTAGCCTTCCCGCTGAGAGCGAGTGTAAGTGGGTCTAGGATAATGCCTCTGCAACCGCAGGCTTTAACCATGTACTCAATCTTATTCTTGAGTTCATCATCGCATACATCGCCTTGGTGGTCAAGGATAATAAACCGATCTTCACCATTCGGTAGTGTTGTTAGTTCCTTATAAGCTGTCATGAAACGTTCTGTAGCGTAAAGCTCACGCTTCTCTTCGTCGTCCATATTAGCAAGCTTAATGCCTAGGTGGACGCTTACAAGATTCTCGATCAACTCACCCATATCACTTTCTAAAGGTATGACACCAATCTTATGCTCGGAGTTAAATACAAAGTGATATAGAAACTCGTTAACAACAGTTGTCTTACCAACAGAGGATGCAGCAACAATGTTAATGATTTCGCCAAAGGCAAAGCCACCATTCATCATGCGCTGTAACTCAACAGCAAAGTCAGGTAGAGGCAACTTAATCCAGTTAGCACGTTCCATCAAGGCTTCGTAAGTCTGGCTACTACCTACAACACCAGCAGGTGTATACTTGCCTTTATTGTAAGCTGTCCAGAATGCCTGATAGAGTTCATCCTCTAGGCCTGCCTTAACGTAGTCACAAGGGTCGTTTAGACGAAGCTCTGCAATGTGTGCTTGTCCCGGCTTAAGCACCTTAGCGGCCTTGTCAGCAGCCTTCTTGCCCGGTTCATCGTTATCCATCATAATAATTACGCAGTCGAACGAGGTAACCCAATCGTAGTTCTCTTTGATCTGCTTATCTAGTGAAGGTTCGCCGGTAAGTGGTGACACAACAGCGGTGTCGTACTTTGGGTTTTTCTCCATCATCGTCTGCTTCATAGCCAGCGCATCTTCCTCACCACCTACGATGATAAGAAACTTACCACCCTTTTGATAAAGGTGTTGACCAAACATTTCATTCTTATTCTTTATGCTGCCGATAACAGAGAAGTGATGCTTATCGCTTTTAGGTACAGTGAGGTTACGTGTCTTGTAGCCTGTGATAACACCTTCCTCAGTCCCCGGATAGTATCGCTTAACTGACTTACCGGCTGTATCAAATTCTGTACGAACACCGTATAGCTCATTAACTGGAATCTTAAGCTTACGCTTACGCTCGCCACGGCATTCGAGCTTTAAAATATCTTCTAGTTTTCTAACACAAGTTCATTCAACCTCCGCTGGTTCATTGTTAAAATTCTCCACCATCAAAGTCTTCGCCGTAAAACTCAGCAACTACCTTAGGTGAAATGTAACCTTTGCCATCGTCTCCGCAGACAAAGCAATAACCGTCTATGAATTCCTTACCCTTGTCGTCTACTTTCTTGTAGAGAGAGGCACCATCCGAAGAACCACACCCCTCGTGGGGGCATGGCAGATGTGTTTTAAAGGTTTGACCTTCCTGTTTGCTCATACTTCTCCTTTGTTAGGCTCTAGCTAGGTTGCGAATAGTAGCAAGGTTATCAAACTCTGTCAAGCGACCGTTCCGATAAACTACCCGCATTGCGTTGTCTTTACCGTAGACTTGCTCCCAAGTTGCTTGATCTTTAAGCTTAAAAACGTGTGTCCTTCGTTTGTTTGAAAGTTGCTACCAACATTCGCATTTTTGTTTCCGTTCATTTTTCAATACCATGAAAAGGACAAGACAAATTGATAAACCCTAAGACCAGAGTATACAGGGTCAGAATTGTCGAGAGAACCGCAGAGGCAACCGGCTACTTGATACCAGTATGAGTGCTTCTCGGCTGTCAGTGGAAACTTCCAGAACAGTTGCATAGTGTACTCCATAGCCTGAATGACATCAACAACTTCTTTGTGCGTGTCAAAATGATGAAACGGTTTTCTAAGAACACAGAACAGGTAGACGTAGATAGCATCCATTGCTAGAAGTTCTGGCTCAGTGATGCCACGAGACCTTGCGTAGTCTACGTTAAAGCTAAAATCTTCATCTTTCATTTCTACATCCTTTTTCATTCTAAGAATAACTCCACTTGGTTGACTAGGTGTCTATCTTCATCTGGCCCATGGTAGCTATAACACCACACTTCGTCAATAGATTCCAAAAGAATTTTTACACCCTTTGTAAACATACCGTGGGTCACGTAAAGCGTAACTTTAGCTGCGCCTTTCTCACGAAGCTTCTTAGCAAGACCAATGAAAGTTCCACCACCGTCGCAGATATCGTCTGAGATAACCACCTCTTGCCCTGTAAGGTCATCAGCATACACTTCAAAGCCTGACAATGCACCTGTCATTGTGTCACGAATCTTATCTGCACGAATGATAGGCTTGCCTAGCACTTGACCAGCCTTGCT